ACGCCGGAGCGTAACCCGTGACCAATCCTTTCCGCGCGCATACGCGCTTTATTCAGGCACAGGAGGCCGCCCGGTCGGGCGGCAGTGGCCGCAGCACAAAGGGCTATGACCTGATGCTGCTGCAGCTTAACGAAGACCGCCGCCGCCTCAAGGGCATTCAGTCCAACGTCCGAAAGGCCGAAATCAAGGTGGAGGTGCTGCCGAAGTACGCCGCCTGGGCTGAGGGCGTGCTGAGTGCGGACGGCGCGCAGCAGGACGACGTGCTGATGTACGTGATGCTGTGGCGCGTTGACGCCGGTGACTATACCGGTGCGCTCGCAATTGGCCGCCACGCGCTGAAACACGGCTGGGCCATGCCGCTGGGAAGCCGCACCACGGCGACGGTGCTGGCCGAAGAAATTGCCGATGCGGCAAAGGCCGCCATCCTGGCAAAGACGCCTTTTGACCCGGCCCTGCTGCTGGAGGCGCTGGAGGTGGTCGACGCACACGACATGCCCGATCAGTCGCGCGCCCGTCTGCATAAGTCCATCGGCTGGGTGCTGACGGAAAGCAGCCCTGCGTCCGCGCTGAACCATCTGAAGCGCGCCCTGCAGCTGGACGAAAAGTGCGGCGTTAAAAAAGACATTGAGCAGCTGGAGCGGAAGAACCGTAACGCCCGCTGATAACCGGACGTGCCCACGCGCGGGGCGGCACGGGGTGGCGACAGGCAGCGCCGCATCAAAACCCCGTCCACCGCCCACCTATTCAGGAGTAACAGAGCAATGGAATTTATCGCGCCACAGAAGGCGACAGCAGCGCCGGACATCATCCCCAATAACTCATTCTGGCCGGACGTTGATCTGGCGAAGTTCCGCAGCGTAATGCGCGTTGACGGCACCGTGACGCCGGAGCGTCTGCGTCAGGTGGTGCTGACCGCAATGGCAGAAGTTAACGCGGAGCTTTATCCGTGGCGTGAGCGGCAGGAGCTTGCCGGTCATAACGGCCTGGCCGACGTTCCTGCGGAGAAGCTGGCCGGTGAGAGCGTGCGCCTGCATCACTACATGAATGCGGTGTGGTGCTGGACGCGCGCGGTGCTGAACGAGCGCTATCAGGATTTTGACGCCACCGCGACAGCGGTTAAGCGCGGCGAAGAACTGAATGATGCCAGCGGCGACCTGTGGCGCGATGCGCGCTGGGCTATCAGCCGCGTGCAGGACATGCCGCACTGCACCGTGGAGCTTATCTGATGAAAGTGCGCGCGCAGCAGTATGACACGGTGGACGCACTCTGCTGGCGTCACTACGGGCGCACGCAGGGGATGACGGAACAGGTAATGCAGGCAAATCCGGGGCTGGCGGAGCACGGCCCCCTCTTACCGCACGGGCTGGAGGTGGAGTTGCCGGACGTGACAGCGACGGCCACCGTGCAGGCCGTCAAGCTTTGGGACTGAATCATGTGGGAAAAAATCAGCACCTTTATCACCTGGTGCATGGCGGTAGTGATGGCGTGGCTGGGAGGCATGGACCTGAAGGACATGTCCACCGTGGCCGGGGTATTCATCGGCCTGCTGATGGCGCTTATCAGCTGGTACTACAAACACAAAACCTATCAGCTGCTGCTGAGCGGGCGCATCACGCGGGGTGATTATGAATCTGCAGATCGTTAAGCGCTGCGCCGTGGGCGTGGTACTGGCACTGGCCGCCACGCTGCCCGGTTTTCAGCAGCTGCACACCTCCGTGGAGGGGCTGCGGCTCATTGCCGATTATGAGGGCTGCCGCCTGCAGCCGTACCAGTGCAGCGCGGGGAAGTGGACCGACGGGATCGGCAACACCTCCGGCGTGGTGCCGGGTAAGTCCATCACGGAACGGCAGGCGGCGGGGAATTTCATCACCAACGTGTTACGCATTGAGGCGGCACTGGCGCGCTGCGTGGCGGTCTCCATGCCGCAGCAGGTTTATGACGCGCTGGTGTCGCTGGCGTTCAACGTCGGCACCGGCAACGTCTGCGGCTCTACGATGGTGGCGTTGCTGAAAAAGGGCCAGTGGCGCGAGGCGTGTTATCAGCTGCCGAGCTGGGTGTACGTGAAAGGCGTATTCAATCAGGGGCTGGATAACCGGCGCGGGCGAGAGCTGGCCTGGTGCCTAAAAGGAGTCTGAAATGCAGCTGTTTAAAAAATGGTGGTTTACGGCGTTACTCACCGTCCTGCTGACGCTGGTCAGCATCAGTCACGGCAGCTTTGCGGGCTATCCGCTGGCGGCGCTGCTTTGGGCGGAGTTTATCGCATGGGCTTTCATCGGTTTTTCCGGGCTGTGCTGCGCTGCAGCTTTTACCGGCGGGGAGCGTAAACGGGTATTTGCCTGGCTGCTGAGGTTTGCGCAGCTGGCTGACCGCGTGCCGCTCAGGTGGTATCACCGCGTAGTTATCGCAGTGGTGATGTGGACAGCGGGATGGCAGCTGACGGTGCTCATGAGCCTGAACGCCTTGTTTTATCGCTGGATGATCAGGCCAGAGCTTAAGCAGGCTGCGGCATGACGCGCGCACTGGCAGTTATCGTGCTGATCCTGCTGCTTGTCACCGGCGTGCAGTCTTACCGGCTGAGCAGCGCCCACGGCAGGATTGATGCGCAGCAGACCACCATTGAGGGCCAGGGCAAAAAGCTGAGCCAGAAAAACAGCCAGCTGATTGCCCTGAACATTCTGACGCAGACCAGCAGCCAGGCGCAGACGCAGCTTTACGCCGCCGCCGAACGCAACGGCCAGCTGCTGCGCGACCGGCAGCGAAAAATTGAGGAGCTGAAACGTGAAAATGAAGACCTGCGCCGCTGGAGTGATACCGCTTTGCCTGATCCTGTTATCCGGCTGCGCCAGCGACCGGCCCTCGCAGGAGATGAATCTTACCGTGAGTGGCTGTCCGAAAATCACCCGCTGCCAGCTGGATCCGGCAGCGCCGCGCACTAACGGCGACCTCCTGGCCCTGCTGGACGAAACGGAGGCCGCCTGGGCGGCATGTGCCGGTAAGGTCGATACCATCATCAGCTGTCAGGAAAAAGACGATGAACAAGCCGCAGTCCTTACGCAGCGCCCTGAATAAGTCGGTCCCCTACGTTGCCGAAAACCCGGACCGCCTGCACCTGTTCGTGGACAGCGGCCAGCTGGTCGCCACGTCCGCCGCGTCCCTGTCGTGGGAGTACCGCTACACCCTGAACGTGGTGATCACCGACTTCACCGGCGATCAGAACCTGCTGATGGCCCCGGTGCTTTTATGGCTGCGGGAAAACCAGCCCGACGCGTTGCAGAACAGTGAGGCGCGCGAAAAGCTGTTTTCGTTTGAGGTCGATATTCTGGCGAATGACCGCTGTGACATCAGCATGGACCTGAAGCTGACCGAGCGCGTGATAGCAACGGTTGAGGACGGGAAGGCACACATTGAGGCGGTGCCGGAGCCTGACGCGCCGGAGGAAGTCTGGACGGTGAAGCATGGCTGAGCTGCATGAAGTCGATGCCTGGCTGGCGGCGCTGCTCTCACAGCTGGAGCCTGCAGCCCGGAAAAAGATGCTGCGCGAGATGGCACGCGACGTGCGCCGCATTCAGCAGGCAAACATCACCGCGCAGCGCTCGCCTGACGGCACCTCATGGGAGCCGCGCCGCGTCAGCGCACGCAGCAAAAAGGGCCGCATCCGTCGCGGCATGTTTGCGAAGCTGAAAACAGCGAAGTATCTGAAGGTGCAGGCGAATGCAGACTCCGCTGATGTTGTCTTTGTGCCGTGGGTTCAGAAGCTGGCCCGCATCCATCATTATGGCCTGCGGGACCGGGTAAGCCGTCGCGGCCCGATAGTAAAATATGCTGAGCGCCCGTTGCTGGGCATAAATGGCAAGGTTGAAATTGCTATAAATGAGCTTCTATTACGATTTCTAGCAGGTTGAGTCGATAAGAAATTCATTTAACCTTTTTTATAAAAAATGTAACTTAATAAGCCTATCCTTAATGTTAATCTTTATTTTTTCTCGGAGAAGAAAGAAAAAATATCAGAGAGCGAATCACTCAACACTTCCCCATCGAAAAGATGGTGTGTTGATATAAGATGATCGCTTCTTACTTGTGTCCTCTGTATCTCCCAATCCAAAAGAGAAAATACACATCGAATCAACAACACTCTTAAGTGATGAGATGCGATTGCAACACTTCTCAATGCATCAGGAGGCAGCAAATCTCCATGTATTAATACATTTCTAATGCTTGTAAGACCAATAATGCCTTTTCCTTTGTCATCAAACAAAGGCCACAGGCTACCCAGATCAATATCAAAGTGCTCTATAAAATTATTGGCTGCATCTTTAAGAGAGACTCTTCTTAACTCACCTAGTTTACTTTTAACCTTTTGTCTCAACAGCTTATCATCTGGGATATGTATGCTGATTGTTTTTTCAATAGAAGCACGCATTAATTTAAAGTCATTCTCGCTAAAAATGAATTCCGTACCCATTATTCTTTTAAATGTTAATACCATTGATTCAAAAGCTTGAAAATATGCAAGGTAAGATAGTTCAATTACAGTGCTATTACTTAGCATTAAAGTATAGATTGCATTATCAATTGAGTGTTTATACGGTGATTTTTTATAAACTTTTAAGGTGGATGTAAGGAAGTCCCTTACATTTTGCGGTTCAATTAGATTTTTAAATCTCCCGCTATCATTATCATCAGCTTTTTTTCTCGAACTCTTGTAGTAAAGTATTGTTAAACCATCAGCTTCAGCTTTCCAGCTTGTATAAGCAACCTTGCCATCATGTAACAGAGTTGAAAGCATTAAAAGGTCGTCTACTTGAGGTGATATTTCCTCTTGAATAAACTCAACAATATTTCTTTTTCGAGAAAAAGAAGTTGTTAATCTTTGATATCTTTTAGATTCGAAGTCATCGCCTTGTAAATTATAGCTAAATGCGACTTCTGATTTAATCTTTATTTTATTATCTAATGTAATTTCAAGTGAAGGGTTGCTATTTTTCTTCACTTCTCCAAGTTCATTCGGGATAAGGCGATAGTATGGCGAAATCATTGGTGCTTTGTTTATATAGTAATGAAGGGTTACCTTTCTACGTTTAGTGGGCCTTGCATAACGATGATATATATATACCTCTTTCGGATAAAGATAAAAACTGAAAGTCGGATCTTTTCTTCCTAAAGACATCCCAAAACCTTGAATGGATGCTTTGTTGATTTCAGTGTCTCTTGATGAGTCTCCAGTTATATTTCTAATTGATATTTTTACGTCAACGCATTCGCAATCTTGAATCCTTATTATATCTGGATTGTTCGTTACGACATTGACCTTATTCCAATTGCTGTCATCGTCAACTTCAACACTGCATTCGATGTTTTCTAATTTTTCATTGCCGAATGAGAATGTTAACTCTTGCGATTCGAGTTTTTTCTTTGCCATAGATTTTCCTTTGTATGGTGATTGGCACAACTGCTGGCTCTTAATTATAACAAGTTAGCTTCTCATAATGTGGGAATGAATACACAACTCACCGAAATCATGCGCCTTATCACCAACCTGATCCGCACCGGCATTGTGTCCGACGTGGACCCGGTGAACTGGCTGTGCCGGGTGAAAACGGGCGATCTCAAAACCAACTGGATCAACTGGCTCACCCTACGCGCCGGTAATACACGCACATGGTGGAAGCCCACCGTGGGGGAACAGGTCGTGCTGCTGAGCCTGGGCGGCAACCTCGAAACTGCCTTTGCGCTGCCTGCCATCTATTCCGAAGCATTCCCGCCGCCTGACTACTCGGAAGACGGCACCACTACCGTGTTTAAGGACGGTGGCTGGTTTCAGTACGAACCGGAAACCGGCCAGCTGCTGATAAAGAACATCAGAAGCGTGCGTATTGAAGCGGCAGACGGCATTCAGCTGATTACCGATGCGCTGGGAATAGAGGCCAGCCAGACACGGATTAACGGTGACACCACGATGAACGGCGATGTGACCCACGGCGGCGGCTCAATGAGTTCTAACGGCGTGATTGCTGATAAGCACTTACACAACAAAGTTAAGAGTGGCAGCGATTCGTCAGGAGGCCCGCAATGATGTACCTCGGCATGAACCGCGACACCGGCGAAGCTATTACCGACATCGATCACATCCGGCAGAGCGTGCGCGACATCCTGATCACGCCTGAAGGCAGCCGCATCGCCCGGCGTGATTACGGTTCGCTGCTGTCGGTACTAATTGACCAGCCGCAGAACGATGTGATCCGCCTGCAGGTAATGGCGGCGGTGTATGTCGCCATCAGCCGCTGGGAACCTCGCGTAAGGCTGAGCACCGTAAACCTTATCAGCGACTTTGACGGCTCTATGGTGGTTGAAATGACCGGTCAGCGGGATGACGGCTCGCCGGTTGCTATGTCTGTACCAACGGGGGTGAACAGTGGCAGTAATTGACCTTTCCCAGCTGCCCGCACCGCAGATTATTGAGGTGCCGGACTTTGAATCGCTGCTGGCAGAGCGCAAAGAGGCGCTGATTGCGCTTTATCCGGCGGATGCACAGGCCGCCATGCGCCGCGTGCTGGCGCTGGAGTCCGATCCGATTGTGAAATGCCTGCAGGAAAGCACCTACCGGGAAATCCTGCTGCGCCAGCGCATCAATGAGGCGGCGCATGCGGTGATGGTGGCATACGCGATCGGCAGCGATCTGGAACAGCAGGCGGCCCGCAATAACGTGAAGCGCCTGACCATTACGCCTGCGAATCCTGACGCGGTGCCGCCGGTGGATGCGGTAATGGAATCGGACGATGCCCTGCGCGTGCGCGTGCCGGAGGCGTTTGAGGGGCTGAGCGTGGCCGGACCGACGGGCGCGTATGAGTTTCACGCTAAAAGCGCCGATGGCCGGGTGCAGGACGTGTCCGCCATCAGCCCGTCACCGGCGACAGTACTGATCACTGTCCTGAGCCGCGAAGGCGACGGCACGGCGGCAGCGGATTTGCTGACTACAGTGGACACAGCACTGAGCGCCGACAGCGTGCGCCCGGTGGCCGACCGTGTGACGGTTCAGGGGGCGACTATTCGCAACTACAGCGTGAAGGCCAGACTGCACCTGTTCGACGGCGTGGCCGCCGGTCCCTGCCTTGAGGCGGCAAACGCGAATCTGGCCGCTTACCTTACCGAACAGAAAAAGCTGGGGCGCAGCGTGCGGCGTGAGTCCTACGGGGCGGTGATGCGTGTGGCCGGTGTGGACTGGGTGGAAATCACCGAACCGGCGGAGGACATCATCATGGACCGCACGCAGGCGGGTTACTGCACCGGTACGGACATTTCCGTGGCGGGCGATCAGGGGGTGACATGAGCAACAGCAGCCTGATGCCGCCCGGTTCGTCTGCGCTGGAGCGCCGTTTAGCGCAGGCGTGCAGCGGGATTTCCGGGCTGAACGTGCCGCTGCGCGACCTTTGGAACCCGGCCACCTGCCCGGTGAGCTTTCTGCCCTATCTGGCCTGGGCCTTTTCGGTGGACCGCTGGGACGAAAGCTGGGCTGAGAGCGTCAAACGGCAGGTGGTGAGCGATGCGTTTTATATTCATCAGCACAAAGGCACCATCAGCGCCATCCGCCGCGTGGTGGAGCCGTTCGGCTTCCTGATCCGGGTTATTGAGTGGTGGAAAACCAATGAGCCGCCCGGCACGTTCCGGCTGGACATTGGCGTGCAGGACCAGGGCATAACTGAAGAAACCTATCAGGAACTTGAGCGGCTGATCAGCGATGCGAAGCCCTGCAGCCGTCACCTGCTGGGGATGTCTATTAACCTGCAGAGCAGCGGGACGTTATTCACCGGCGCGGGCAGCTATGACGGCGACGATCTCACCGTCTACCCCTACACCCCGGACATTATCTCCGTCGGCGGCCAGAGCTACACGGGCGCGGCGGTTCACGTTATCGACCTGATGGAAGTGGGACCATGACAAAATTCTATGCCATCGTGACCAGCACTGGCGCGGCAAAGATTGCCAACGCCGTGTCGCTCGGCACAAAACTGAACATCACGCACATGGCCGTGGGCGACGGCGGCGGCACGCTGCCGACACCGAACGCCAGCCAGACGAAGCTGATTAACGAGGTGCGCCGCGCCGCGCTTAACTCGCTGAGCGTGGACGCGGCCAACAGCAGCCAGATTATTGCGGAGCAGGTTATCCCGGAAAACGAGGGGGGATTCTGGATCCGGGAAATGGGGCTGTTTGATGGTGACGGCACGCTGATTGCCGTGTGCAACACAGCAGAAACCTACAAGCCACAGCTGCAGGAAGGCAGTGGGCGCACCCAGCGGCTGCGCATGATCATCATCGTCAGCAGCACCGACGCCGTGACGCTGAAGGTGGACCCGTCCGTGGTGCTGGCTACGCGGCAGTACGTGGATGAAAGCGTGCTGGAGGTAAGCCAGTACGCCGATAAGCTGATGGCCGCACACCTTGCCGCCGCCAATCCGCACGCACAGTACCTGCTGGCCGCTGACGGTTCGGCTCTGCCGGTCGGCATCCCGCAGCCGTGGCCGCTGGCAACGCCGCCTGCTGGCTGGCTGAAGTGCAACGGGGCTTACTTCAGTGCTTCCGCCTATCCGGCGCTGGCGAAGGTCTATCCGTCCCTGAAGCTGCCGGACCTGCGCGGGGAGTTTATCCGGGGCTGGGACGACGGGCGCGGTGCGGACGGCGGCCGTGCGCTGCTGTCTGTGCAGGGTGATGCCATCAGGAACATTACCGGCGTTCAGTCTCTGGACGTTGCCTATAACGGTAAATCGGAGGGGGTTTTTTACAACAACGGTAAAAACGCAAATGAAGGCGTTTATGCAGACGGAGCAGCTATTACCGACGGGCCACCTGTCGGCAACATGTCTAACGGTCAGTCAATGGGTGAAAAAATCTATTTTGATGCTTCGCGCGTGGTGCCGGTGGCGGCAGAGAACCGCCCGCGAAACGTGGCATTTAACTACATCGTGAGGGCCGCATAATGGCAAAGGTAACGTTTGATAAAAACGGGCTGGCAAAAGCCGATGGCACGCTGACGGTGTACGGGTATGACGCGCTGACCGGAGAGTTTACCGGCGCGGTGCAGGAGTTTCTGGCGCAGGGCGTCGGGTTGCCCGCCTGTGCCTGTCTGACTGCACCGCCGGACGTGCAGGCGGGGACGGTGGCCGTGTATCAGGACGGCAGCTGGCAGAGCGTGCCGGACCATCGCGGCGAAGCGGTTTATCCGGTGTCCGGCGGCGCGCCGGTTAAAATAACGGCGCTGGGTGACTATCCGGCGGACACCACAACGCAGGCCCCCGCAACCGCGTTTGATAAGTGGGACGGCGAAAAGTGGGTTACCGACAGCGATGCACAGCAGCAGTCGCGGCTTGACGCGGCGGCCAGCGAAAAGGCGGCGCGCGTGAGCGAGGCAAACGGCATCACCCAGGCATGGCAGTCGCAGCTGCTGTTAGGCATCATCACCGATGCGGATAAGGCCACACTTACCGCCTGGATGAAGTACGTGCAGGCGGTGCAGGCCGCCGACGTGTCAGGTGCGCCGGATATCAGCTGGCCCGAAAAGCCGCAGTAATCATCAGGCCCGTTTTGGGCCTGTTTTATTTTCATCATATCCGCCCATATAGAGCCAGGTAAGAGTCAGTCTGGTAAAAGGTTGTTAATCTCATCTGCAAATGGTGCAAATGTGCATCCAATAAGATATTTATGTTTCTTGCTTAAATGCTCTTTGAATATCCCAATAGGCCTGATTGATAAATTGTCTGTTTCAAGATTAATCATTATTTGGGCGACAATACAGCCACTCATTCCTGCAAGCGATGGAACACTTTCGAATTCGCTTCCTGGTTCAAAAGTCATTTTCGTCCCTTTTTTTCCTGGACGGGAATCATATGTGAATAAAATATCCTCATTCTCAGTATTATATTTGAACTCATGAAAGACCAGATTAAAACGCTGAAATCCTTTCCATTCCCGATCAGGGTGGTAAGTGTTTTTTGATGATGTATACCCCAAAATCATAAAGCTTCTCAATGGGGTTAATTCTGGACGAGGAATCAGATTGAGATAGGCGAGACGTTTCTTACTCTCACGCATTTTTTTTGGAATTTCAATGAATGCGTAATCCTTGCCAGCATGATGAAGCGCTTCTACATGCTCAAGTTTATATTTTTCACCATCAACAATTATGGCTCTGAACTCTTCTTTTTCGATCTGCGTAATAACATGCGATGCAGTAACGATGCAAAAGCCCAAGTCTGGCGTTAATGCAATGAAGCCGGTACCTACAAGTATGAACTCTTTTTGGCTGTGTTTTTTCAGAGTGTAAAATGCAACCAGTGCTCGATCATTTTTAAGCGCTAAAGCTGATGTTATTCTCAATTCAATCGCGTTTGGAATTTCATCAATCAGACTTTTAAAAGGATAGTTAACTTCGGTGATATGCATAAAGCCTCCTGCTTGAAGATGATCCGTTAAGTACTGTGATAACTATCAATTGTGTGAATCACCATACAACAGCTTGAGCATGCGAAAAAGTGTGTTGCCGATGAACATAGCGGAACCCCTTCACAGGAGAACCGCCACATGGCACAGGATTATCACCACGGCGTGCGCGTTGAGGAAATCAGCGAGGGCACCCGAACCATCACCACCGTCAGCACCGCGATTGTGGGGCTTGTCTGCACCGGCGACGACGCCGACGCGGCCACCTTCCCGCTTAACCGCCCGGTGCTGTTAACCGACGTACTCACCGCCAGCGGCAAGGCCGGGGAATCCGGTACGCTGGCCCGCTCACTGGATGCCATCGCGGATCAGTCAAAACCCGTCACCGTCGTCGTGCGCGTGCCGCAGGGCCAGACCGAAGCGGAAACCACCGCCAACATCATCGGCGGCGTGACCGACGGCCAGCGCACCGGCATGAAGGCGCTGCTGGCCGCGCAGTCCGTGTGCGGCGTAAAGCCCCGCATTCTCGGCGTGCCGGGCCACGACACCAAAGCCGTTGCCACCGAGCTGCTGAGCGTGGCGCAGAGCCTGCGCGGCTTTGCCTACCTGTCTGCGTATGGCTGCAGGAGCGTTGAAGAGGCGATTGCTTACCGCAGCAACTTCAGCCAGCGCGAAGGGATGCTGATCTGGCCTGACTTCATCAATTTTGACACCGTGCTGAAGGCGGACGCAACAGCCTACGCCACCGCCCGTGCGCTGGGCCTGCGCGCCAAAATCGACCAGCAGACCGGCTGGCATAAATCTCTGTCAAACGTCGGGGTGAACGGCGTCACCGGCATTTCAAAAGACGTTTTCTGGGACCTGCAGGATCCGGCCACCGATTCGGGCCTGCTGAACCAGAACGACGTCACCACGCTGATCCGTAAAGACGGCTTCCGCTTCTGGGGTTCCCGCTGCCTGAGTGATGACGCGCTGTTTCAGTTTGAGTGCTACACCCGCACCGCGCAGGTGCTGATGGACACGATGGCAGAAGCACAGATGTGGAGTGTTGACGGTGCGCTGAACCCGTCACTGGCACGCGACATCATTGAGAGCATCCGCGCGAAGCTGCGCAGCATGGTGACTCAGGGCTATCTGATTGGCGCTGACTGCTGGCTGGATGAAAGCGTGAACGATAAGGACACGCTGAAGGCGGGCAAGCTGCTGATTGATTACGACTACACGCCGGTGCCGCCACTGGAAAACCTGCTGCTGCGCCAGCGCATCACTGACCAGTACCTGGTCGATTTCAGCAGCCGCGTCAGCGCATAAGGAGACTGAAAGATGGCATTACCCCGCAAACTCAAGCACCTGAACGTGTTCAATGCAGGTAACAACTGGCAGGGGCTGGTTGAGTCCGTGACGCTGCCGAAAGTCACCCGTAAGTTCGAAAAATATCGCGGCGGTGGCATGGCCGGTGCGGTGGACATCGACATGGGCCTGGATGATGGTGCGCTGGATACGGAGTTTACCGTAGGCGGCACTGAAGCCCTGCTGTTTAAGCAGCTTGGTACCGAAACCGTGGACGGCATCCAGCTGCGCTTTACCGGCTCCATTCAGCGCGACGATACCGGTGAAGTGCAGGCGGTCGAGCTGGTCACGCGCGGACGCTATAAGGAGCTGGACTCAGGCGAATGGAAAACCGGTGAATCCAGCACCACCAAAGTGTCCGCAACCAACAGCTACGCAAAGCTGACCATTAACGGCGAAGTGGTTTACGAGATCGACATCGTGAACATGATCCACATCGTGGTTGGAAAGGACCTGATGGAAGCGCACCGCAACGCGCTGGGCCTGTAATTACACCGGCAGGCCGCGCGCCTGCCGCTTATCTCTCTTTTTAACGGAAAAGCATCATGACTGATAAAACTGCTCCAAATGAAAAAGTCGTCGAGCTGGATACCCCGATCCTGCGCGGCAAAACTGAAATCACCTCCGTCACCGTGCGCAAGCCGCAGTCCGGTGCGCTGCGCGGCACCCGCCTGCAGGCGCTGCTGGACATGGACGTGAACGCACTGATCACCGTGCTGCCGCGTATCACCACCCCGGCCCTGACCACGGCGGAAATCAACGAAATGGACCCCGCCGATCTGGTGAGCCTGTCTGTAGAGGTGGTCACTTTTTTGCTGAAGAAGTCGGTCCTGTCGGATTTAGCGACGGCCTGACGGTAGACGATCTGGTGGCGGATATCGCTACCGTCTTTCACTGGCCGCCCTCCGTTACCGAGTCCATGACGCTGACGGAGGTTCTGGAGTGGCGGCACAAAGCAATCCTGCGACACAGGGCCAGCGATGAGTGATAAAAATCTGCGTTTGCAGGTCGTGCTGGGCGCGGTCGATAAGCTGACGCGCCCCTTCCGCAGCGCCCGCGACAGCACCCGTGAGCTGGCTGGCACACTGCGCGACACCCGCAACACCCTTAAAGAGCTGGACGCTCAGGCCGGGCGTATCGACGGCTTTCGCAAGACCCGCTCACAGCTTGCCATCACCGCGAATAACCTGAAGGCCGCCCGCGAAGAAGCGGCCCGGCTGGCCGTGCAGTTTACGGAAACAAACAGGCCCACCGCCGCGCAGGCCCGGGTGCTGGAGCAGGCAAAAAACCGCGCCAGCCAGCTGCAGCAGACCTACAACGGGCTGCGTCTGTCGGTGCAGCGACAGCGTGAGGCGCTGGGCGCTGCCGGAATCGACACGAAGAAACTGAGCCAGGCACAGCGCGAACTTAAAAGTCAGTCTGACGAGACCCGCGCCGCCATTGACCGGCAGCAGCAGTCGCTTAAAAAGCTGGGAGAACGGCAGGCAAAGCTGAGCGCGGTACGTGAGCGATATTCCCGATCACTTGAGGTGCGCGATCGCGTGGCCGGTACCGGAGCGGCAACGTCTGCCGCCGGGCTGGCGATGGTTGCGCCGGTTGCTGCTGCCGTGCATGCATCAGCGGCAATGGAAGACGCCATGAAGGGCGTGGCAAAGCAGGTTAACGGGCTGCGCGACGACAAAGGAAACCGCACAAAGCAGTTCTATGACATGCAGGCCGCCATCAAAGCCGCCAGTGAGCAGCTGCCGATGGAAAACGGCGCGATTGACTACGCCGCGCTGGTTGAGGGCGGAGCGCGTATGGGCGTGACGAACCAGAACGACTCCTATGAGGACCAGAAACGCGACCTGATGGCCTTTGCCACCACGGCGGCGAAGGCCTCGACCGCGTTTGAGCTGCCCGCCGGTGAGCTGGCCGAAGGGCTTGGTAAGATTGCGCAGCTGTACAAAATCCCTACGCGCAACATCGAGCAGCTGGGCGACGCGCTGAACTACCTGGACGATAATGCCATGTCCAAAGGGGCGGACATCATTGATGTGCTACAGCGTATGGGTGGCGTGGCCGACAGGATGAACTTCCGACAGGTAGCGGCGCTGGGTTCAACATTCCTGACGCTGGGCGCCACCTCTGAGATTGCGGCCAGTTCCGCTAATGCCATGGTGCGCGAGCTGTCTATAGCCACGATGCAGAGTAACCGGTTTATGGACGGCATGGACCTGCTGAAACTGGATCCGGCAAAGATTGAAAAGCAGATGACCACGGATGCGATGGGCACCATCATGCGCGTTCTTGAAAAGGTTAAAAAACTGCCGGACAGCAAGAGAGTGCCCGCGCTGACGATGCTCTTTGGCAAAGAGTTCGGCCCTGCAGCGGCAAAGCTTGTCAATAACATGTCGGAGCTTCTCAGGCAGCTGGCACTGACACAGGGAGATGCTGCAAAAGGTTCGATGCAGAAAGAGTCGGACATCAATAAAGACTCGCTTTCTGCACAGTGGATGCTGACCAAAACCGGCGTGTCAAACACCATGAGCGGCCTGGGCGATTCACTGCGCACGCCGCTGATGGACATCATGGATATGGTGAAGAAAGTCACCGGTGTGACCCGCCGCTGGGTGGAAAACAACAAGGAACTGGCGGGCACGCTCGTGAAGGCAGCGGCGGTTGTATCGGTGGTGGTGATTGCGCTGGGTACGCTCATGATCGGTCTGGCAGCAGTGCTTGGACCGCTTGCGCTGCTGAGGCTCAGCTTCAGCGTGTTAGGTATTAAAGCATTCGGCTCCTTCGGGCTGATCAAAAGTGCCATCGGTATCGTGGGGAACGGCGTGCTGTGGCTGGGACGGCTGATGATGGCAAACCCTATTCTGGTCGTTATCGGACTTATTGCTGCCGGAGCGCTTCTTATCTGGCAGAACTGGGACACGCTGGGGCCGAAACTTGCCGCCATATGGGACGCTATCAGCACAAAGGTCAGCAGCGTCTGGACTGCGATCCGCACCTACATCAGCACAAAGTGGGGTGAGATTGTTTCCGACGCGAAGGCGTTGCCCGCGCGTTTTCAGGAGGCCGGTTCACAGATGATTGACGGCCTGATGGCGGGTATCAGCCAGAAGTGGGACGCGATTAAAAACAAGCTGTCGTCACTGACCGACTACCTGCCGGACTTTCTGAAGCCGGGCGGTGATAAGACCGGCGGGCCGCAGCTGCCGCGCCCGGCAACAGTAAAAACGGGTGGCGGTGTATCCCTGCCGCCGGGCGGGTTCCCCGGATTTGCGGGCATGTACGACAGCGGCGGCTTCATCCCGTCCGGGCAGTTCGGCGTGGCCGGTGAGAACGGACCGGAGCTGGTCAGTGGTCCGGCAAACGTGACCAGCCGCCGGAGCACCGCACGGCTGGCGGCACTCGCGGCGCTGACGCTGGGCGGTGCCGGAGCAACGGCGGAGGCGAAGCCGCTGCACCCGCTGAGCCTGCCCGCCCAGGCGTACCGGCAGGAAGCACCGCGTCAGTCCTCTGCAGGTGGCAGTGTGGCACCGGTCAGCATTCACGCTTCATTCACCGTCGTGCAGCAGCCGGGCCAGAGCCAGCAGGATCTTGTAGATGAAGTGATGCGCAGGCTTGAGGCAAAAGAGCGGCAGGCGCAGGCCCGCGCCCGCAGCAGTTACCGGGATAGGGGAGGATTTGAGGAATGATGATGACGCTGGGCTTATTTGTTTTCATGCTGAGGACGGTGCCCTATCAGGAACTGCAGTATCAGCGCAGCTGGCGTTTCCCGTCAAACAGCCGCGTAGGCGTGAGGCCGTCACTGCAGTTCTTAGGCCCGGACAACGACACGCTGACGCTTTCCGGCGTGCTGCTGCCGGAGATTACCGGCGGCAGGCTGTCACTGTTTGCGCTGGAGCAGATTGCAGAGCTGGGCCGCGCGTGGCCGCTTATTGAGGGCAGCGGGACAATTTACGGCATGTTCGTGATTGAAAGCTTGAGTCAGACCAAGGCGGAGTTCTTCAGCAGCGGCGTGTGCCGCCGCATTGAATTCACGCTGACGCTAAAGCGCACCGATGAATCACTGGGGGAAATGTTCGGCAGCCTAAGCGATCAGCTGTCTGCCATGCAGGGCGCAGCAGTTACCGCCGCCGGTAAGGTAAGCGCCGCAGCGGGAGGGCTTTTTTCATGATGACAACCCCATGGATTAACGGCCAGCAGAATTCGCCCGCCTTCCGGCTGACGATGGACGGGGCAGACATCACGCAGAAGCTGGAAAAGCGCCTGCTGAGCCTGACGCTCACTGACAACCGGGGCTTTGAGGCGGACCAGCTGGACATCGAACTGGACGACGCGGACGGCCAGCTGCAGCTGCCACGCCGGGGCGTCGTGCTTTCTCTGTCGCTGGGATGGCAGGATGCGCCGCTTTTCCCAAAAGGCAGCTATACCGTTGACGAAATCGAGCATAGCGGCACGCCGGACCGCCTGACGCTGCGGGCGCGCAGCGCGGACTTCCGGCAGACGCTGAACACGAAGCGGGAGAAGTCCTGGCACAAAACCACAGCGGGCGAAATTGTCCGGGACATCGCCGGGCGGCACAAACTGAAGGTGGCAATGGGTGAGGACATGGCGGCCGCAGAAATTGACCACCTTGACCAGACTAACGAATCAGACGCCAGCTTTCTGATGCGCCTGGCTAAACAGTGTGGCGCGGTGGCCTGCGTCAAGGACGGTAATTTGCTTTTTATCCGCCAGGGCCAGGGTAAAACGGCAAGCGGCAAGGCGCTTCCATTAATCACCCTTCAGCGCAGGGACGGAGACAGCCACCGCTTCACCCTTGCGGACCGTGACGCCTACACCGGCGTGATCGCCAGTTGGCTACACACCCGCGAACCGGCAAAAAAGCATGTAGCGAAAGTGAAGCGCAGGCGACGTAAAACCACGGCGAAGAAGAAAGAACCGGAGGAGAAGCAGGGAGATTACCTGATCGGCACTGATGAAAACGTGCTGGTACTGAGCCGCACTTACGCGAACAGGGGCAACGCCGAACGGGCGGCCAAAATGCAGTGGGAACGCCTGCAGCGTGGTGTAGCAACGTTCTCAATCCAGCTGGCGAAGGGACGCGCAGAGCTATACACGGAAATGCCGGTGAAGGTAAGTGGCTTCAAGCAGCAGATTGATGCGGGGGAATGGATCATCACAACGTTGACGCACAGCCTGAGCGCTGACAGCGGATATACGACCAGCATCGAACTTGAAGTTAAAATCGAGGACTTAAGCTTGCAATAGTAATATTCATTATCCTTTTGGATAATCAATAGGTATGATCAAGTTAAATATTCAACAGGGCGAATCCTAAATGATGAATTGTCCAAAGTGCTCTCACGCTGCACATACACGCAGCAGTGTGGTGCTCTCTGAGAACACAAAAGAACGATACAACCAGTGCCAGAACATCAACTGCGGATGTACTTTCAAATCCTTAGAAACTGTAACTGATATAATCATGTGTCCAGGTAGAGTAAATCCCGTACCGCCCCACCCTGCCCGTGGAGGCACCAAAACGTCCCAAGGCCAACTCTGGCTCTAACCCGCTTCGGCGGGTTTTTTAATGCCTACATTTGACTACAAAATAAATCTGCGTAGCCAATCCGTGGACAAGACAATAAAAAAAGGGGCTGGCATTACGCCAACCCCTTGTTTGATATTAACTTTTAGATGTCGCGTTAGCGATACCTTAGTTAAGACGCTCTTTAATACGAGCAGACTTACCAGTACGCTCACGCAGGTAGTACAGTTTGGCTTTACGCACAGCGCCACGACGTTTAACA